AATGCCGAAATAGTTTAATGATAAAACTTCTGTTTTGTAATCAGAGATTCACAGTTTGATTCTGTGTTTCGGCTCCATAAAATAATATATTCTCTTACAAGGAGGATTAAACTAATGGAAAAACTAAATATTGAAGATACAACATGCCCCTGTTGCGGTAAGCATAGGTATTTCCTAAAATTTTATTGTGAAAAAACTATTCTGTATTGTCAAGATTGTTCCTTTTGGAATGAGATTTAATTAAGATAAATCATATGGTCGATTATGATATTAATAATGAAAATAAATTGTGATGAGGTTGAGAATGTCTAAAAACGAATTATATACTATAGGCGTAGACTTCAAAAATAATAGAAATAAATATAAGACTCTACTTAATACTAATAAACCTTCTTGGTCAGACTTGAACAATTTTTATGAACTACCGTTTCCAACTGGAGAAGCATATAGACAATTTATTAAAAAACGCCAAGGTAAAGATGGTACTCTCAAAAAACAAGAAGTAATCAGAGATATTATTGTAGAAAAGAAATTAGATCAAGTTAGAGAAATTGTCGGAGAACTTGATATTAAGAAACAACAAATTAGAGACCAAAACAGACAACTTAATGCTCTAAAAAAAGACTTCATTAAGTCTGTTAGTGTTGCGGAAGATATTAAAGATTATCTATCAGAAAAATTGTACGATTATTATTCCTGAATATTGTCATGAAACATTAAATGTAAATAATAGCAAATATAAAATGATAGTCCATATGACAGACTGGCATATCGGGTATGTGATTGATAATTGTAAGGGTAATTACTATAATTGGGAAATTGCTAATAAAAGAGTAGATAAACTTATTTCTGAATGCTATAAATACATAGAATTGTATGGAATTAGTAATATTTCTGTTGTCAACACAGGAGATATAATAGAACATACTTACATGAGAGCAAATCAAAGTCAATTCTGTGAGTTTACACAATCAGAGCAAATAAATAAAGCTATTAAACTAATTTATAGATTTCTGTGTGCGTTAAGCAAATATACAAAAGTTGAATATGATAGCATTTACGGAAATCATGATAGAATAAATGGCGATAAGAAAGTTAATCTTGATGGTGATAATGCTGAAGTTATTATTAGAGAACAACTTAAAACTTATGTAGAAATAACTAATAATAAACGTGTAAATATTATTGACAGGAAACATACAGATAAAGAGATAGTTAAGGATGTTAATGGTCTTAAATGTAAATTCATTCATGGTGAAGATTCTACCAAGGACGGTAAAAGAGCTATGAGGAATGAAATTTCTGTAGATGATCAGTTTTATGACGTTTTGTTTAAGGGACATTTACATAACTTCAATATTGAGTCTGAGAATAACGGTAGGTATATTGTTTATACTGGTTGTTTGAGTGGTTACAACGATTATAGTGTTAAATTTGGTGCTACTACTTTTGCGTCACAAACCATTTGTATTGTTGATGATAATGGGAAAATTGAATTGATTAAGGATGTAATTTTACAATAAAATTTAAGCCGAAAGGTAATATAGATATGGAAATTATGATTCAACCAGACAGAGTAATTGAAGAAATGAAAATAAATTCTGCAATTCGTGATCGCAGAATCTTCATTTGTGAGGAGATTGATAGAGAGTCGATCTTCAAAGTAATTTACTACTTAGATAGACTTCAAGCTATTGATAAAAAGTCAGGAACTAAAAAACCTATTGAAATTGTTTTGGACACATACGGTGGAGACGCATATTCAACAATTGCACTCTGCTCTAAAATCAGAAGTATGGTTGTAAATGACGGATATAGAATAATTACTACTGTTCATACAATAGCTTTTTCAGGTGGGTTCTGGATATTAATATGTGGAAGTGAACGTAGAGCTTTGCCCGATTCTAGAATTATGGTTCATAGTGCTATATCTGGAACTTCTGGAAAACATCAAGATATGATTGATGATATGGAAGAAACAGCAACTATATGGAATAAACTTAAAACAATTATAACTGATACTACTAATATTTCAGATGTAAGATTAGAAGAAATCAAAAAAATGAAATATGATTGGTATTTTTGGGGTTCTGAGGCAGTTACAGATGAGTTCAATATTGTAGATAAAATTTTGTAGGAAATAGGAGAATTAATATGTCGCTAGAAGAAAAGGAAACAAAAACAGAAGATACTATTCTACCTGTAGAATTAAATAAACCAGATTCAGATATAATTATGTTCTTTGAACCTATGGAGTTAAGTGTACCTAAGCAACTTGATAAAGAAGAGTTTATTAGGGGTATTAAAGAAGCAAGTTGTGCTTGTGGTATGTATACTGCATTAATAAATTGTGGTTGGAGTATGGAAGATGCTGTTGCTTATATTTTTAATAAAATGAATATCGAGAATAATATTGCAATCAGTAAAATTTCGGCAGAAGCTTCTAAGCATAATTCTAATGCAAAGGATAATTCAGAACTATAAATTTAACAGCAATGTCAACTTTAAAATAAATAATAAAGGTGGATAAATATTAATGCGTGTATTTAAATCAGAAACAGCATGGGATAAAATAGAACAACAATGGTATCAGTCTTTTGAAATTGATGGTGATATTGTTGATATGGAAACTTATTGTATGGAATTAGAGGTTGAGCAAACAGAAATCCCAAAAGAAGTTTTTGAATGTCAGTGCCCAGATTGCGTTGAATCAGATAAAGAGGATTACCTTACAGAAGCAGTTAATATGATTATGGAAGGTATGTGCCCTCAACATATTTATGAAATGCTTCAAGATATTTTTAATGAAGGTTATGGTGATGGCTTTGAAGAAGGAATGCAGGAGATGAAAATTGTAATGCAGGACTTTTTAGAAGATTAATTTATAGGTATTTAAAATGCTCTATCTTTGTTTAGATAGAGCATTTACTTATGTCTATAAACATGAATTAAAGGAAGGGAAATTTGTGAAAATTAAACGAGAACAAATTACATGTAGTAGTTGTGGATTGATTAAATCAGCTAATATAACCAACTATTTCAAAACTGATAATCCTTTATATAATGAATTTTTCCCAACATGCAAGAGTTGCGTATATGATCTATACAATTCTTATATACAGTCTGGTTCAAACATTAGAGATTCAGTAATAAAAGTTTGTGAGTTGCTTGATAAACCATTTCTTGAAGAAGTATTTTACAATACCTTTGAAAAAGAAAAGATAAATCCTAATCTTTTAGGAATATATTTTAAAAATTCAGCAATGCCCCAATATCGCAAGCAAGGTCTTGTAAGATATAAAGATAGTATATTTGCAAACAGTTCCTCGCAAGGGCAACAATCAGTGTTTGAAGATCAAACAAGAATATATAGTGAAGAATGGAATGGAAGATATACTCAGGTAGATATTAAATATCTTGACAAATATCTTACAGGATTGCATTCAGACTTCAAGATTAATACAACAAGTTACAAAGACTATGCGAAAAAGATTTGTTGTGCTAGTTTAGCTGTTAATAAAGCATATCAAGAAATGTTAGATGGAACAAATGGAGCTGATAAGAAATATAAAGACTTGCAAGCTACTTTTGATACACTATCAAAGTCTGCTCAGTTCACTGAAAACTCTAGATCAAGTATAAGTGCTGGTATAAATAGTATTTGCCAAGTAGTAGATAAAATAGAAAGTAAAGACTGGATTTATGTAGCAGAAGATTATGAAAAGGATGCTATTGAACATTTATTAGATCAGTTTAATAATATCCAGAAATCATTGTAGGTGATAACATGGCAGTACATAAGAATTTTAGTAAAAAAAGTAGACATATAAAAGATGGAGATTTTAATAACTTAGATAGTAGTTTTAGCCATGACCCAATAGTTGGCGAAGGCGATGATTTAAGTAATGAAGAGTGGATTAAGTTTATAGCATATTATAGGGTACATATAGACAAGTTTGCCATTGAAGTTCTTGGACTCAAGCTCCATATGTTCCAACGCTTATTACTTAGAGCTATGGCTAGATACCAATATGTAATGCTCATATGTTGTAGAGGAATAGGAAAGTCTTGGATAAGTGCAGTATTTTTTGTCTGTTCAGCTATACTATATAAGGGCCTAAAATGTGGCATAGCTTCAGGTCAGGGGCAACAGGCTAGGAACGTGATTATACAAAAGATTAAAGGTGAACTTGCTAATAACCCTAATATAGCACGAGAAATAATATTCCCAATAAGTGTGTCATCTGATAACTGTGTTGTAAACTTTAGAAATGGCAGTGAAATTAGAGCTATTGTTTTAGGAAGAAATCAAGGAGATGGAGCAAGAAGTTGGAGATTTAATTATCTACTAATTGACGAGGCACGTTTGGTACCAGATTCCGTCATATCCACTATCCTAATTCCAATGACAAAAACTAAAAGGCCAGTTGCTATCGAACATATGATGCCAGAAAAAGGCAAGGTAATTTTTATCTCTTCTGCCTTCTTAAAAACAAGTGACTTATATAAAAGGTTTATATACTTCTATGGTAAAATGAAGGATGGAAATAAAAACTTCTTTGTATGTGCTTTGGACTATAAAGTTGGAATTGAGTCTATGATTTTTGATGCAGAAGATATTGATGAAGAGAAAAATAAACCAGATACTACTGAAGAAATTTTTCTATATGAGTATTGTGGACAGTTTGTAGGTTCTAGTGGTGAAAGTTATTACCCTTATGAAATCACTAATCCTTGTAGAATATTAGATCAGTGCGAGGTAATTCAACCTAAGAAAAGTAAGAGTATATATATTATTGTTCATGACGTTGCATTATCTAGTGCTAAAAACTCTGATAACGCATGTACTCACGTAATTAAGTTGAAAGAAAAATCGAATGGCACATATTTTAAAGATGTTGTTTATACGAAAACACATAATGGGGCAACACTTCCAGAGCAGAGAGATTTCTTGAGAGAATTGTATCATCTTAAATTCCCCAATGCAATCAAAATAATTATTGATATGCGTGGCAACGGAGAACCACTCCCATCGTTGTTCTATGAAAGCTGGGAATATAGAGATGAAAAAACAAAGGAAACAATTGAATTCCCCCCCTTAGTTTTAGATGATGATGAAAAAGGTAGAGACATTAAAAATTCCGTACCTATTATTAGAGGGATAACTGCTACACAAAGTAGCAATAACACTATGTACACTTATCTTAAAGCTTCTTTTGAAAATAAATCTTTGAGATTATTAAAACATTCAACTGAAATGAATGAGTCATATAAAACAGCACAATTAACTGTTGAAGAGTTTTCTATGTTTGTACAAACAGACTTATTAATCCAAGAATTATCTAATATTAAGCAAATTATGAGTGCCAATAATAACGTTATATATGACAGAATTGTAAAAACTCATAAAAGAGATAGGGCTACAAGTTTAGCATATGGATTATCTGTGGTAAATGAAATGGAAGAATATAACCGAAAAAATATGTTTGGCGAAGAGGAGGAAGATTCTCTTCAATACCTATTCTTCAATTAACATCCCTCAATGAAAGGAGGTTACAAATTGTCAAGACGCAGAAATAAAAACAGGACATTCGCATCTCCACCATCTAATAATTCAACATCTCAAGATATTGTTTCAACCTTAGATCCAGAAGAGTTAAGAAAATTTAGTTTAGCTGTTGGTAATAGCATAAATAATAATCCCTTATGGATGAATGAGCTTCTAAAACAACAATCTACATCAAGTTACAAATATAAGAAGTCAGATATCATTAAATGGACAGAAAACCCTGCGAATAGTGAGAAACAATTAAGAGAAGTTGCAATGTATTTGTATAATACAAGCTCATTCTTTAAAAGAATTGTGTATTATCTATCTTCCATTTGTACATTAGACCATATGATTATTCCTTATAATATTTCTGAATCAGATGTAAAATCTACTGTATTTAAAAAAGCTAAAACAAAAGCTTATAACTGGCTTGATTCCTTTGATATTAAAAAGGAATTTTTATCTATAATGCAAGTAATTATTCTTGAAGACATATTTTTCGGATATAAAAGAACCTCTAATACATCAACTACATTACAAAGGTTACCTTCTGCATGGTGTAGACTTGTTTCTAAAACAGACATAGGATTTCAATATGCGTTTAATTTTATGTATTTCCTAAATCCCCTCGTCAATATTGATACATTTCCTCCAGAGTTTAAGAAATACTATGACGCAGTCATATCTGGTAAACGAACTGACATTAATGGATCACCTGTAAACAGTGGAAGTTATTATTGGGTTGTACTTGATGAAAATGCGGTTGCTTTTAAATTTGATAGTAGTACAGGAATTATTGCTCCTCCACTCATGGGTATATTTGGTGATTGTTTAGAAATTGATACATACAAGGATTTAATTAAAGATAAATTAACTTTAGATATTCAAAAATTAGTTTATCAAAGAATCCCAATGGGTAAAGAGAAAAAAGGTGAATTTTTAATTTCTCTGCCTGATGCTAAAGAGTTTCATAATAACGCCAAAGCTAATATGCCAGCAAATGTAGGGATAGTAACGACTCCTATGGAAATGGCATCTATATCTTTTGATAAACAAGCACAAACAAAAGATAGTTTGATTGGATTAGGTGAGTCAAACTTCTTCAAAGCAGGGGGAATTAGTGAAGTATTATTCTCTAGCGATGGAGGAAATATTGGATTAAATCTAAGTGTTCAAACAGATTATGAATTTGTAAAACATTGTGTAAAGCAATTTGAGAAATGGATTAATTTTCAACTTAGTAAACTAGGTGGAAAGTACAAATTCAAGGTTATATTCCCAGATGTGAGTGTTTTTAATAGAGACGAATTATATACATCTGCTTTAAATTCTGCAACTCTTGGATATAGTAAGCGTTTAGTTGCATGTTTACAAGGAATTAATCCACAAGATTTTGATTCAATGATGGCATTTGAAAATGGAGAAGATATTGTTTCGGCATTAAAACCTCTTGCAAGTGCCTATACAGGTGGATTGAGTGAAGGTGGTAATCCAGGTAAAAAGACCAAAGACTTGACCGACAAAGGATTAGAAACTAAATCTTCAGGGGCTAACGATAATAGAGGCAAGTAAGAAGGTGTAATAATGAAGAAATTCATATATTGTTCTAGTGAACAGTTAAAGGATGATTTATTATCTAAGAATTTTAAAGTAATCCAAACCTATGAATCTAATAACATAATAGTTTGGGTCTTTGAAAATTCAATTGATATAAATAAATATGTTAGTTTTAATAATACAAACATTACATATTCTAATCGTTTGTACTTTTAAGGAGGTGAGAATTTGAAGAGAATAGGGTTTCAATCTACATATGATAGTTTTGAAAAAATTAACCCAGAATTTGCAAAAGTTAAAATTCATGTAATGTACTGTGGAGAGAATAGAAATGGAAGCTTTATAAGTCGTGAAACTGTTGACAAAATGCTTTATTCCTTGAAAAATATTCCTGTGGTGGGTGAATGGAAGTCTGATGATTTTGGTACGCATGGTGGTAAAGTTGAATTATCCGATGATGGTGTGAAATTCACAGACACTACAAAGCCATATGGAGTTATCCCCTCTGATGCAGAAGTTACATGGGAAACAATTCGTGAAAAAGATGGTATTACTGAGCATGAATACCTTACTACAACTGCATACCTATGGTTGGGCAGATATCCTGAAATCGAGAAAATTCTTGATGATGGTGCAAATCAGTCAATGGAATTATCAATAACAGATGGTCAATTTAATACAGAAAAAAATTATTACGAAATTAATGATGGTCATTTTTCTGCACTTTGTATTCTTGGTTCAGATGTTGAACCATGTTTCGCCTCTGCTGATATTGAACATTTTAGTCTAGATAAGGAAAAGTTCATGCAGGATTTTACAGAAATGATGACTGAACTAAATTTTTCACTAGACAAAAATAATACTAATCACACTTCTAACGAAGTTGATATAGAAAATATTGAAGAAGGAGGTTTAGGCATGAATGAAGATATTGTAATCGAGGAAGTAATTTTAGATGAAGTAGTTTCAACAGAACCAGTCGTTGAGGAATTTGAAAAGACTGAAGAAGTTGAAATTATAATTGATTCTGAAGAAAAAAGGGATTTTGAAGCAGAAGTAAAAATATATATGGATAAAATTTCTGCACTTGAATCTGATAATACGGACTTACAAATTAAATATTCAGAATTAGAATCTGAAGCTGTAGAACTGCGTCAATATAAGTCTGAAAAGATTGCTACTGATGAATATACGGCTAAAGAAATTGAAGTTAATGCTCTTTTTGCGAAGAAAGAATTTGCAGTTTTAACTGAGGAAGAAGTCAGTGAATTAAAAGTAAAGGCTTTTGAAATGGATCTAGCGTCTGTTGAAAAGGATTTATATGCTTTAGTTGGAATGAAACTAGCTTCTAAATTTTCATTAATAAAAAATGAAGATGGAAGTTCAGATGTAATTAAAATGTCCCTTGATATGGGTATTACGCATGAGGATGAAGTTAGTTCAAAATCTTATGCTGGTATTATAAAGAAATATAGTAAACAAAAATAATTTTTCAGGAGGATTTATATTTTGGAAAAGCTTTTTTATTGTTACTCATTACCTTTAAAAAGATTTTTAGTTGGAAATGGAGTTAGGTATCTACATAGTGGAACACATCGTAAAACATTGAAAACTTTTTATGTTTTTATTGGTACTGATAAATTAAATTGTCTATTACAACAATGGAGAAGCGTCTGATATATTAAATCCCCTTATATTTTGGAGGGTGATATTTTGGACGTATTAATAAATTTGGCTAATGATATATCTTTAAATGTTAAGGAAATGAATATAGAATATAAAAAAGTTAAAGGTATTTATGTTTTATATAATAAAATTAACAAGAAATGTTATATCGGACAAACCAATAATCTTTGGGACAGGTTTAGAGGGCATATGTCTAACTTGAATACAAATCACCATCCCAATCGACATCTACAAAAGAGTGCTAACAAATATGGGATATCTAATTTTGAAGGATATGTTGTAGAAAAAGTTGAGAATGAAAATGATTTAAATGGTCTTGAATTATATTATATAAAGTTGCTTGACTCTAGATTAAAACTATACGGATATAATATGAAACTTGATACATATTCAAGGGAAGCAGAGAACAAGTCTAATCAAATTGGTGCACCTCATCCTTCCTTTAGGAAATCAGTTGTTCAGCTAAGTCAAGATGGTAAATATATAAGTAGATTTGATGGTATTGTAATCGCTTCAAAAGAAACTGGTGCTTCTAGAGGTGCTATAGGATTATGTTGTAATAAGAAGGCAAGAACCTCTGGAGGATTTATGTGGTTATTTGAAAGTGAATATAATAACATTGGTTTTAATTTTATCTTTTACGTTGATCAATTACCAAAAATAAATAGAAACGCAATGGAATACGTGAGAAAAGACGGTAAGAAAGATAAAGTAATCAAATCAAAAATAGATTACAGTGTGGTTCAATCTTCACTTGAAGGAGAAGTTCTTAGAGTATGGGATTGTCCAGAACAAACTAGAGAGTATGGTTTTAATCCGAATGTAATTTATGATTGTTGTAGTGGTAGAGTAAACAAACATAAAGGGTTCATTTGGCATTATAAACATAATATCAAAAAAATAAAAGAAATGAGGAATAAATAATGATTCACGCAATTTGTCAATTAGAAAAAATTCAAGCCAAATATGATGGTAATATCGAATCCGTAGTAGCTACTGTAGATTTGGATAATGGTTCAATCGGGGTTCTCGCTGGTGTCGTTACTGGTGAAAGAGAATTAAAGAATCTTGTTGCACCTGCAACAGCAACTCTTGGAACTGATGAAATCGTATTAGTTTCTAGTCCTGAAATTAACTATCTCCCTGGAACAACTTTGCAAGATTTTTACAATGTATCTGGATTACCAGCACGTGCTTATCATTTAGTCGCAGGAGATATTTTCACGGTAGCTGATGCCAACATCACAGGCACTACTGTTCTTAATCAATGGATTGGAGTAGCAAATGCATCTTATAAACTCACTTTCTCTGCTACTCTTCCTGTTACACGTTTCATTGGTCAAGTAATTGAAAAAGGAACTACTGGTTTTAACAAAGTAGCTTGCACAACTATTCAAGTATTAAAAGCATAATAACTAATAAATAAATTAAATGAAAAGAGGAATTAATGATGAATGAACTAGTTCAATTAGGTTTAGATATTTATTATGGTAAAACAGACAAGTTTTCTGCGGAGGACGCAAATGGAGCACTCAGAAAATCTATCGTTGAAATGTGTGGCGGTAAAGTAGATTATAAATCAATGCAAAACCCTGTAACTCGTTATGCAGTATTTAATCTTATTACTGAAACAATTGACCAAATTATTCCACGTACTTTAGAAGGACAATTTGACCAATTTGTCGAAACACGCAATATGTCGTGGGGAGATCAAGCAGTTTTTGAAGTATCGGATATTAGCTTGTTTAATGTTGCTACAATTGCTAATGGTACTACGAACATCAGAGCACAACGTTTAGACAGAGGTTCGTTGACTGTTCCTACGAAAATGAGATTCGTGAAAATCTATGAGGAATTCATTCGTTTTGCCAGTGGCAGAATCGACTGGCCTCTTATGGTAAATCGTATTGCTACTTCGTTTGCATTACAAATCAAGAGTGATATTTATGCTGGTATTTATAGTTCTTACAGTACATTGAGTGCTACATACGGAGTAACTGGAACGTTCTCTCTTACTGCATTCAACACAATGGTAGCGCATGTTCAAGCTGCTGCTAATACCCCAGATGTGGTATGCTTCGGAACCAAATTAGCATTAGCAAAAGTAACTCCAACCGCTGGTTTTACTGCATATCCTGGTCTTATGAACCAAGAAATGTTGGGAGTAGTAAATTCACAAGGTTACTTGGGTAATCTTCAAGGAACACCATTAGTAGAACTCACAAACGCTCATGTTCCTGGTACTGATAATTTCGTCATTGACGATTCCTTTATCCTTATTGTTCCACAAAATTCTGAGAAAATTGTCAAATTGGTATTTGAGGGAGAAGCTATTATGACAGATAACGCTTTTGACCAAAATGCTGATATGTCTATTGAAAAAGGTTTTGGTAAGCAATATGGGATTGCGATCCTTAGTGCATCAAAATACGGCTTCATGAAATTGTCTTAATATAAATATAATATATTATGAGGGTGAAAATAATAACCCTCATAATATATTAACTTGAATAAAAGGAGAGCACAATTATGCCAAGAGCAAAAAAAGTAATGCCCAAAGAAGACATTATTGTTAAAGAAGTAAAAGTCTCTGAACCTCCCATTAAGAAAGTTGTTCCTAAAAAAGTGGATAAAGATGATTATGTTGATGTAGTAAATAACACTACACATATATTATCATTCGTAAATTCTAGGACAACTGGGGAATGGATGATTGAGGGTGGATATGGTGCTAGGGATGTAATGCAAGTTTCAGACTTAGTAACAATGAAATCTAATCAATCCAAACTTCTTCTAGAGGGATGGCTGGTAATTGATGATGAGGATGTCGTAAATCATTTGAGGTTAACTGAGTTATATAAATATTTAATTAAACCTGATAATATTGATGTATTCTTCAAATCATCTGAATCTAAAATGCAAGAAATAGTTTCTAAACAACCAAAGGGAACTAAAGATTTACTTGCTGAAATGGCAAAAATAAAAATTGAAAATGGAGAATTTGACTCTATAACTAAGCAAAGATTTCTTGAAAATCTTCTTGGCGTAAAATTTGATTCTTCAAACACTTATTAAGGAGGGAAAATTATGAGTACCCCCTTCTCCTCTATTTACTCTAGATTTTTAAGAAAAATCACAGACCTTAAACTTGCTAATCTTATTGTAACTGTGCCAACAATAGCAGACGGAAGATTATATGGTTGGTTAGAAAGTGCTACAACTAAATTTGATGAATGTGAAGTTGATCTAATTGATATTGATTTAATTTCTCAACAGTATAATCAGACACTTACACCAAAAGCACAAGAAATTATTGCTATTAAGATGTTGATTGAATGGTTTGAGCCTATGATTAATGATGTGTTAGCAATGCAAAACCAGCCTCTCAGATAGCGATTTCAAACAATACAGTTCAGCAAACTTGATGAAAGAAAAAAGTGATAGATTAAATCAAATGATTCAAATAGCAGATAATTTGATTACTAATTATTCTTATACCCCAACCAATATTAAAGGATTGGGATGATTATATGAATGATTATGAATCATATTTTAGTAATGTTGATTTACAACAATATTTTAAAGAGCAAATTGGGAAGATATTTAAAATTCTTCCATTGCATGAGGATGGTTGCCCTACCTTAAAAATATATATACAATCTCTTCAGATTGAATTGCAAGGTGGCAAATCGTTTATTGTACATAATCAGCATTTTTTACAATTACTTTTTTGTATTGAAGGATTATCTTTGCTGAAAGATATGAAATTATTAAAACCAACTGTTTTCAAATGTATTGGTTTGTGTGAAAAAATAATAAAAGACTTGGAGGAAACCAAATCATGAGTTATTTAGATGATTATATTGCTAGAATTAATGATATTGGTGCAACTTCAAGTGATTATTATAAAAACATGCAACAAGATATTGTAAACAATGGGTTTGAAGATTCTCCTACTTTAGTTGACGGTAAATTGAATGGATTTAATTTGAGGTTTAGGGTTAGTGCTTTCTTTAATCGTAAAACATTGACAATGAATCCAGATTCTTATCAGAAGGTTATTTTCAAGGATATTCAGCAAGTAATAAAAATTGGTGATATTTTAGAGTTTAATAATTTAATATGGATATGTACAGAAACAACTACAAGTACAGTGGCGTGTTCTTGTTTAGTTACTAGGTCAAATAACACATTGAAATTTTACTCTAATTCAGTGTTATCTACTATTCCCTGCTTTGTTGGAAAAGGCAACATAAGTCTAAGCATAGATAAATTTATCTCTTTAGCTAGCGATGAATATATCATTTCATGCCCTAATACAGTAGATAGTTTGAAGATTGTTGTTGGGACTAGATTTATACTTAATGGTGGAGCGTACAAAGTTGAGGGCACTGACACTATAAGCGTAAATGGATTGATTGATATTCGAGTAAAAGAAGACTTGATTGATAGTGTTGATGATAATATTTTACTAAATATTGCTAATTATTATTCACATCAACCAGTCCAAGAACTTTACATTTTGAATGGAACTTCTGCGACTCTACTATATTCTAATACTACACTACAATTAAGCATTCAATGCAAAGAGAATAACGCAATTGTGGATAATTCAAGAGTTACTTATACCTCTGATCATTTGAATGTTGCCACAGTTAGCACAACTGGATTAATTACTGCAATTGGTACAGGAGATTCAATTATTGTAGCAACTTTTGGAACTGTAAGTGCTAGCATCGCTATTCATGGTGATATGACCGTAATTGATAATTATAGTATTTCTATAACTCCTTCTGATACTACACTAAAAATAAGTAGAAGTTTAATTACTACTTCGCATTTCTGGAATAATGGGGTAGAAGTATTTAACCAAAATTGCATTTGGGGTTTAACTAATTCAGATGGAACGAGTAATGTATATGCAACATTAGTTACTAATGGTTTTGATTGTACTGTCACTGCGTCCAGTAATTCAAGTTATGTTGGTAAGTATATTAAGCTACGCTCTACTTTAGTTTCAGATAATACAAAATACACAGAGAAAGAAATCAAGATTGTTGGTTTATTTTAGAGAGGGGAAATATGAGCAGATTTGATGAACTGAATAATAACATCATGACAGTATTGTTAAAAATTATTGATAATAAAAATTTATGTAAATTAGTAAACTATAACTCATATGACCCACTTTCTGAGGCTGACATGGAAGATAGTTCTTCTCTATTATTTGATAAGATTTATCCATACCCATTCACCCCAGATGTAGACAGTATTGCAAGTACGCAAATAAATGTTATGTTTGATAATTTTCAATTAGGTAAAGATAACCCTGCTTTTAAGAATAACCAGTTAACATTTGTAGTTATTTGCCATAGTAAGCTTTGGAGAATGAATGGTATGCTTAGGCCATTTGCTATTATGAAAGAGATTGACTCATTATTTAATTCTGTAAATGGATTGGGCGTTGGAAAAATGAAGTTCGTCAGCAGCAATATAATGTGGGTAAATGCCAATTACTCAGGGTATAGAATAAGTTATTCGTTGTGTGATTTTAATTGAGGATGTTGTACATATGAGTAGTAGTGCAGAGTTAGAATTAAAATTATTAAAGGGTTCAGTTATCATGGTTGATGGCATAAAAATAAAACCTTTAACATTATCTTATATCATTGATGAATTAGGGTTCGATGAATATTTAAAGATATTGAGTGTTCTGGGATTTGATAAAAATAAATTTATAAATGAAATACCAGAAGATGAATATAATCAGGTCACAAACTTCGATTTTTACACAGAGTATATAAATTTAATGGATTCTTTTATGGATTTTTTAAGGGTATTTTTGGATTATGATGATGTTCGTTATATTTTAGAGAAGAAAACAATTTCCCTTAGTCGTGGCAAAGAATTAGTTTATATTAATAGAGAAAATGCAGATAATTTAATTAGTATCTTTAGAAAAATGTATAACGTGCAAATTGAAAAAGAGCCTGAATATAATCCAGCCAATGATAGGGCTAGAGCAATCATAGAAAAGATTAAAAGGAAAAATGAAGCATACGCAAAACTTCATAGAGAAGAAGATGTAGATTTTAATAGTATTATAAGTGGCGTTGCTTGGAAATCAACTAATACTAATATATTTAATATTTTTGATTTAACTGTTTATCAATTATATGATGCCTATTATCGTTTAGAGATAGTTGATAATTATAATAATACTATGACTGGTTTATATACTGGAAACATAGATGGTAAAACGCTTAATACCAAGAAAATTTCTTGGATTAAAAAATACATATCTAACAACTAAAATTTGAGGAGGAATTAATAATGAGTTCACCTAATCGTTTTGCTATCCGTGACTGCGGAGAAGCAACTTTTTATGATTTGACTACGGGTAAAGCTATTGTAACACTTAAGACCTTAAAAACTAGTGGTGTAGAAACATCTGGTACTACTGTATATTCAAAAGGCGGTCGTGGGAACGCTAAATTGGTAGGATTTTCCAGTGACAAGACAGCAAAGATCACTTTTGAGGATGCTATCTTTGACAAGCAAGCATTGGCAATGCTAACTGGTAATGCTATTTCTACAGGAGCAGTTACAGTTCAACAAATTGATGATTTGGCAGTTACTTCCGATACGGTTACTCTTTCTAAAACACCATCCGGAGCAATTATTAGTGTCTATAAAATCAATCCAGACGGTACAAATGGTATTGAGTATACATTAGGAACGCCCACGACAGGATTAAAATTATTCTCTATTTCTGCTAAAGTAATAACATTCTTTGCAGGGGCAGAACCTAACGGCACACTTTTCCGTGTTTATTACAAGATGACTACGGATGCAACTGCTTCTAGAATCAAAATTTCATCTGATAAATTTGGTGCTTCTTTCAAAATTATTGTTGAAGTTCTTGTGCGCGATGAATTTACCAAAGCTGACTTTGCTGCACAAATAGTTATCCCGAACGGAAAATTTGAAGAAACGTGGAAGATGGATTTTAAAGCTGAGGGAGACCCAAGCGTACTATCTATGCCTATCGAAATTTTGAAAAGTGCAACTTCTACAGATATGTGGTATATGGACGTTTTTGACGAGACATTAATTGTCTGATTTTAGTAATATATAATATTATGAGGTAGTTTAACTACTGCCTCTTTCAAAAGGAGGAAAAGTAGTGGCTAAGGATGTAGAAATAAAGTCATTCAATGTTGGGATTGTTGACGCATATGATGATTCTATTATAATAAAGGTTAATGAATGGAGAATGGCTGTTTCTCTTGATTTGTCCGTTGATGAATTGAGATATTATCAAGATAATAAAGCATCATATAAGGGAAGAAATATTAATGTAGAATATGTTGGGGATTTAGAAGATGTAAATACATTAAGTTATCTACCGATAAAGACTCTAGATTAATATAAATCCTATTAAGAGAAGGAGAGGAATTAAAACTCCTTCCTTCTCTTTTTTTATCCCTTTTAGAAAACTTAATATTTACAGAAGAAAAAATCCTATTTTGAGTAAGTAGGATTTTTTGTTGTATAAATATATAAATGAAAGAAGTGAAATGAAATCGCTAAGAAAAAGTATAGTAAATTCCACGTTGACCTTAGTGATGAGGGTAAATTAAAGCGTACATATAAAGGAGTCCAGTACGATAGTTTATTAGAAATGCGATATTTTAAAGAAGTTATAGAAATAGGATTAGAAGATGGAACAATTATAGACTGCCAACGACAAGTTAAGTATGAACTACAGGAAAAATATAAATACAATAATAAAACTATTCTTGCCGTGAATTATGTTGCCGATTACGTTTTAACTTATATAAATAAATCAGTCATAGTTTTCGATGTCAAGGGAGGTATGGTCGATCCAATAGCCAAGCTCAAAAAAAAGCTGTTTCACCATAAATATCCTGAAGTTGATTATCGTTGGATTGGGCATTGCACGTTAGATGGTGGATGGCAAGAATATGATGTCATTGAAAAAGGACAAAGGGATAGAAAGAAAGCAAAGAAATTAGCTAAAGGTTAAATAAGAATAAAAGGATGGCGTATAAATGGCAGAGATATCTATAGCGGAAAAGCTCCCGACAGTCACAGACGAACAATGGAATAAACTAAATAAATTCAATCGTAATATTACAGAAGAGTTTTTATTAGAATCGACAAACCTTAGTCCCAAGACACTAAGACAATATTTATCGGCATTGCACATTTTCTTTTTTTGGGTTTATGAACATTGCGATGATAAATCATTATTAGAAATAAAAAGTAGAGACTTTTTAAAATATCAAAACTTCCTCGTGAGAAGAGGCATGTCTAGTTCAGGAGTAAGATTGAAACGTGCTGCAATAAGTTCCTTAAATGGGTATATTATTACATTTTATGAAGAGGAGTACCCTACTTTTAAGAACTTCATAACTAAGAAGATTTCTGCTCCACCTATTAATGATTTGCATATAAAGCAACCAATGAATGCAGAAGAATGGGAACTACTCTTAAAAGATCTTGAAACTCGCAAACAATGGCAAAAATTAGCTTACTTAAAATTTACATATTCAACAGCTTGTAGGAGAGCAGAGTCCAGACAACTCCTTAAAGAAGTTGTAGATTATCCTCCTATTATTAAGGAAAAGAAAATCAAGAATGATGATGGGATAGAGGAAATTAAAACAATTACATTCTATGCTACTCAGGATACTCGTTGCAAAGGTAAAGGGGTTATTGGTGAGGTAAGAAAACTTAAATTTGATCAGTCTGCTATGGATGCTATTAGCAAATGGTTAGAAGTTCGAGGAGAAGATGATTGCCCTTATGTATTTGTTACAAAATCTCAAGGTGAATATCGTCAAGCAGGAGAAGGTTTATTTAATGATTGGTGTAAGGATGACTTTAGTAAAGTGATTAATAGAAGAGTCCATCCTCACCAACTTCGGGAGCAACGGGCGACTTGGCTAGTGGTTAATGAGGGTAAAGATATAAAATCGGCACAAGCTCTATTGGGACACAAATCATCCACAACTACTGAAATATATATTATTAGAGATGGGTCAGAGGATGTAGAAGAAGCTTTTATTTAATATTGTAAGGTATATATAATATTACATCAACCCTTGACTTAATCACCTCAATATTATATAATGTAATTAAGGGGTGATTACTATGCCAAGAATTAGAAAAACAACCGTCAGAAATCAAAACGCAAAACTCAATAAAAGAGTCAGAGTCAAACTTATTAAAGCAAAAATTAATACAGGAGGTGTCAAAGTGATTAATACTCTTGAGAAGAAAGATGTAGTAACATATTCCACCCCTCACATATTAGATAGAGAAGCAAATGATAAAATTATTCAAAATCTTTTAAAAAGACATTCAAAATTACTAAAAAGGTTGGCTGAATAAATGGATATTAAATATGTGTTTGCTGAAGATATTAAATCAATTCACAAATTTAATATTGAACATAATGGTGGAGATCCAGATTATAATCTTGATACAGAGAATAAAGTAGAAGGCGTATTAGCACAGCAATATGGATATTTTGGACATGATGAATATCCATCTGTGTATGATAAATCAGCAATGCTATTATATTTCTTTACAAAAGGACATTGTTTTCTTGATGGGAATAAAAGGGTTGGAGCAAGTACCATGTTTTATATGTTTGAAATAAATGGTTATTTAGAAACTGATGTAGAATATGATTGGTATGATTTTACTTTAGATGTTGCTAAATCTGAATATAGACAGGATGATATTAGGGATTATATTAGAAGGATTGCAGAGTTATTGAGAGTTAAATTTATTAAGTAAGCTAGTTTTTATATTAAGTATAATAAATATATAATTTATTGCATATTATAACTCCATTTGTGATATACTATATAAAGACAATCAATATCAATGTCTGGTATAATAGATATGAATGGAGTGATAGTATGGTTAAGAATAGATTAGGAGAGATCCTAGATGAGCGTGGAATAAAGCAAATTTGGCTTGCTGAACAAGTTGGGATTACAAGACAAACTATGTCTAACTTGGTTAAAAATAGATATAACACAAGTGCTGAAGTCGGGCTGAAGATTGCATTTGTACTTAATTTAAGTTTTGATGATATTTTCTATCTAGATTAATTATTTGAATATATATTTACCATTTTGTATTGACACATCATACATTTCAACATATACTATGAAGTAAGGTAAGCGATTGAAAACCTTACATAATAGAATATGAGGGGGATTTATGGTGGAAAGAATGGTTTGGGTTGTTAAGGATCAAGATGGCAATTTCGTAAATGAAAATTGTTTCAAGCGATTTGATGGTGATGATTTGTATATTTCTTATAGGAATTTTAGTGAGGAATGTAGAGCATATTTAAGCCATGAAAGGGTTATAAAGGCTTTGGATAAGATAAGAAGTAAAAGTGTTAAGGAAGTTATTTTTAAGGCTTTAGAAGTTAATCTGAGCAACGTGATAAGGAATAATAGATTGTTTCATGGTGAGAATATGATCGTGAAAAGTATTATGCATTGAGAGATTAGTAGTTTAATTTTGTTGGTTTTACAAGGGAAGAGATTAGGATTAATTACCCTGATTGAACTACCTCCATAGTTCTTTCCCTTGTATTTAATATAGTTCGGAGATGGAGGTTGTAAAAATAATTGGAGGTTGAAAGTGATGGCAAAGAGATTACCCAATATTAAAGAACTTAGCGAGTTTGTTAATAGCATAGGATTTGAACTAATTACTAAAGAATATAATAATAGTAATCAAAAATTAATAATAAAAGATAAAGAAGGGTATCGTTTTCAAACATTATAT